CTTGTGGGGATAGCGTCAGCCTGTGTATAAGATTGACTGAAACTAAATGCTGCTCCAGCAGTATCCTGTGTTGCAGCAATAGTGCCAGGATTGTACACACCAGAGGTGATAGTACCAGCAGAAACAGTGCCTGCAGTTGACCCATCGGTAGTATCAATATTTGAACCTGAGATACTGAACGACGAACCAATTCTCGTGGCAGTAGCACGTGCAGCGTCAACAGTCAGTTGAACACTTGCTGAGTGCTTAGTAACAAGACCACCAGCATATGCGGGTGTTGCCATCAAAATCATTCCAAAAGCTAATAGTGCTTTTTTCATTAACCCGTTGAATAAAGTTAGTTCTAAGCCTATTTAGCAACATATATATGTTCACGGTAAACCACACCGTATCGTACGGTATGCAACACTCCCAAAACCTAGTTATACTAACTAAATACCAGTGGTTGCCTTCGGGGACCACACAATAAAAACTCGCTTATTAAAGGAGAAAACAAATGACTGGATTGAGAAAGTTCTCAACGAGAGATTTTAATGCCGTAGTGGACGCTGCACAGAAATATAGTGTAGGGTTCGATGACCTGTTCTATAGGTTGCATTCCTACGGTACGGGTAGCGTTAATGAAGCGTATCCCCCATATAACATCGTGAAAGAAACCGAGGTTAAGTGGAGGATCGAAGTAGCACTTGCTGGATGGGACAAGGACGAGATTGAAGTCTCTACAGAATCTAATGTTCTGCTCATCAAGTCCAAGGCAGCGAAGAACACTGACGATACTATCTACGAGCATCGTGGTGTTGCGACACGTACCTTCGCTAGAGGTTTCAATTTGTCTGATGATGTTGAATTGGGCGCAGTCCGCTTTACAAATGGACTACTGGTGATAGAATTGCAGAAGATCATTCCTGAACACCAGAAACTCAAGGTCTATGAAATTGATGCTACGGGTGCTAATGCACCCAGTGACGCACTTTAACCTGCTCACAGTCGGGGTTTTGATTATGATTCAGTTCTTGCATACCCACGCTCATTACACAATGAGTGTGGATGCAGATTCTTACGTGCATAATTTTTGCAAAAAGAATTTGGATAAGTGCGAGAGCATCATCAATAACTTTGACTGATGGTTGGTATAAACTGTAACAATACTTCATCTTTTGTAGTATAAATAATCTCCTGACGGCACGCTGAGGGGTTGACAATACTCCAACGTGTGCTTTATATTATTCAAGCGATCGACACAAGTCGGTCCTCCATCTGCGGGTAACCACTCCGCAAGTAACTAAACACAGAGGTATTAATTCAATGATCAAAACTGCTTTCGCTGCTTCCGCTGCAGCTGTTGCATTTGCTGCTCCTGGTGCTGCCCTGGCAGGTCCGTACGTGAACATCGAGGCGAACTCGGGATTCACGGGTTCGGATTACACTGGGACGACTACAGACGCCCACGTGGGCTACGCTGGTGAAGCTGGTGCCGTGTCCTATGGTATTCAAGCAGGTCCTTCCTTCGTCGTAACTGACGGTGGTGAGTCCGACACCGTTCTGTCTGGTAAGGTCTATGGTAGCGTTGCTGCTACTGAGTCTCTCGCACTGTACGGCGAACTCTCCTTCGCTGGTGGTATCGATGATGCTGACAACGGTTATGGCACTAAGTTCGGTGCTACCTGGTCGTTCTGATCTCAGTAGACTGATATAAATAGAATACAACCGAAGAGACCCGCAAGGGTCTCTTTTCTTTTGGAGGTATGAATGAATTATTATGTGAACTGTACGCCTAGAAACTGTAATGAATATGAGTCAGTAACTCTAGACGTACCTACCGAAAATGCCGAAGAAGTGCTATACTATGCACGACTCCTATCTGAGGAGAAAAACATCTCTGCTCGTAAAGCAATGAGCGAACTCGTTAAAGGGGTGTATGACAAACTGATGACAAAAAATTATGACCGTAAAAATCGTAAGAGTCGCAAACGGTGAAGACATTATTGCGGATGTAAAAGAAGCGTACCCTTCACAGGAGACTTACTCTCCTATTGGATACTTTCTTACCAATCCATATAGTGTTACTATCACAGCAACAGCAGAAATGTTGTTTGAGGAAAACACAGAAGACACTCCTCAAAAGATCAATGATTTGAATCTGGAACTGTTCCCCTGGATTCCACTGTCTTCCGAAAATCGTACCCTTGTGCAACTTTCTCAAGTGGTCACGATCTATGAACCTCATCCTGAGGTAAAATCTAAATGGGAACGCTTAGTTGAGGTACATCACAATGAGTCCGTTGAAGATCGTAATTCTTAAAGACCACACTCACCTTATGGGTGAGGTCACAGAACTCGACGAGGAACCTTCGTACCTTATCGGCAACTGTATGAAAGTTGATGATGGTTCGTGGACCAGGTATCCTTACTACACGAACCAGCGAGACATCTTCTTGACTTCTGATGTCATTTTGACTATAGTAGAACCGTCTGAAGACTCTATTACTAACTACAAGAAGGCACTTTGAGTTCAATTTATACAAACGTCACACTTCTAGGAGATGCCATCCTCTGCCGTGGGTATGAGAATGGGTCTCCTATTTCATTTAAGCAGATCATCAAACCGACTTTGTTTGTTCCTTCTCCGAAGGGTACGTGGAAGTCTCTTGATGGCAAGCAGATGGCACCTGTCGTACAAGATGGTGCTCGTCGTGCTCGCGAGTTTATTGAGAAGTACAAGGACGTTGATGGATTTGAAGTACACGGGTACGAACGATTTGTCTATCAATGGATCAGTGAAAACTATCCTGGGCAGATCCGTTTCGATATGTCCCATATGAAGATCATCACGATTGACATTGAGGTGGCGTGTGAGAACGGTTTCCCTGACACTGAAGCGTGTCAAGAGGAGATGCTGCTCATCACCATCAAAGATCTGTCGTCTGGTAAGTTCATCACCTGGGGCACTCGTGAAGCAAAGATTGATACTGAGTATCGGGTCTTCTGGACCGAGCAGGAGATGCTTCAAGACTTTCACAAGTGGTGGGTTGAGAATACCCCTGACATTGTGACTGGATGGAACAACAACCTGTATGACATCCCGTACATCTGTCGCCGCATTGAGCGTGTGTTGGGTGAGAAGTGGATGAAGTCCCTTTCCCCTTGGGACAAGGTGAATATGCGTGAGGTGTATATCAAGGGTCGTAAGAATCTTTCTTATGACATCCTGGGTGTCAGCATCCTGGACTACCTTGATCTCTATCGCAAGTTCACGTATAGCAACCAGGAGTCCTATCGTCTGGACCACATCGCTCTCGTTGAACTGGATCAACAGAAGTTGGATCACAGTGAGTTTGAGAACTTCAAAGAGTTCTATACACAGGACTGGCAGAAGTTTGTAGAATACAACGTACACGACGTTGAACTGGTGGATCGTCTTGAACACAAGATGAAACTCCTGGAACTCGCTGTCACTATGGCATATGATGCCAAGGTGAACTTTGAGGATGTGTATTCACAGGTTCGTATGTGGGACACCCTCATCTACAACTATCTTAAGGAGCGTAAGATCTGTGTCCCGCCGAGGCAAGAAAGCGACAAAAACGACAAGTATGCAGGAGCGTACGTCAAAGAACCCAAACCAGGTCTTTATGAATGGGTGGTTTCGTTTGACCTTAACTCTCTGTATCCTCATCTCATTATGCAGTATAATATTTCGCCTGAGACCCTCCTCGACGAAAGACATCCCACCGCCTCTGTTGATGGATTGCTCAATCAAACAGTATCCATCGGGAGTGGAGATTACTGTGTGTGTGCCAACGGAGCACAATACAGGAAAGACATTCAAGGATTCCTCCCTGAGATGATGCAGAAGATCTACGATGAACGTAAGATCTACAAAGGTAAAATGATTCAGGCAAAGAAAGAGTTTGAGAAGACTGGTGATCCCAAACTCAAGAACGACATTTCGACGTTCAACAACATTCAGATGGCACGCAAGATCCAACTGAACTCTGCCTATGGTGCTATCGGTAACCAGTATTTCCGATACTACAACTTGGCAAATGCCGAAGCGATCACATTGAGTGGTCAGGTTTCGATTCGATGGATCGAAAACAAAATGAACACGTATCTAAACAAGGTACTTAAAACTACAGATCAAGATTATGTTATTGCTTCTGATACCGATTCCATTTATTTGCATCTGGGTCCTTTGGTTCAAGCTGTATTCAAGGACAGAGAGGCAAGCAATGAGAGCATTGTTGGGTTCCTTGACAAGGTGTGTCAAGTGGAACTTGAAAAGTATATCGGTAATTCTTATGAAACGTTGGCAACCTATGTGAATGCTTACGATCAAAAGATGTTTATGAAGCGCGAGACTATCGCGAACAAAGGCATCTGGACTGCTAAGAAGAGGTACATCCTCAACGCCTGGGACATCGAAGGTGTACGGTTCGCTGAACCTAAACTCAAGATGATGGGTATCGAAGCAGTCAAATCTTCTACACCATCTTCCTGTCGCACTGCGATTAAGGATGCTCTCAAAGTTATTATGAATGGTACTGAGGCAGACGTACAGAAGTTTGTCGCTGACTTCCGTAAGAAGTTTGAGAGTTATGGTCCAGAAGAAATCGCATTCCCACGTGGATGTAACAACCTGAGTAAGTTTTCTAATCCCGCTACCATCTATAGCAAAGGCACTCCGATTCACGTACGTGGTGCACTGCTATATAACTTTCACGCGAAGAAACGAAAACTCACTCACAAGTATCCATTGATTCAGGAAGGAGAGAAAGTCAAGTTCCTTTATCTACGGAGACCAAACAAGATCAATGAGAATGTGATTTCATTCTTCCAAACTCTGCCTTCGGAATTTGGTCTTGACAACTCCATTGATTACGACCTACAATTCCAGAAGAGTTTTCTTGATCCTTTGCAGGTCATTATGGACACAATCAACTGGAAGGCAGAGAAAATCGCTACCCTAGAAGATCTATTTGTATGAGCACTTTTCTAAATACTGTCATCTCTGAGATTGGCAATGAGTATGCTTCCGTTGTTAGTGACGGGGTTTCTGCTGGCGACGTGTCATCTTTTGTTGACACTGGGTCTTATATCTTTAACGCTCTGGTTAGTGGATCTATCTTTGGAGGCATTCCCTCTAATAAGATCACCGCTATTGCTGGAGAATCGTCCACAGGGAAGACTTTTTTTACTCTCTCTGTTGTGCGTCATTTCCTTGATACTGATCCTGACGCTGGAGTCATTTATTTTGAATCTGAGTCAGCACTATCTAAAGATATGATCGAGAGCAGGAACATTGATTCCTCTCGTATGGTCATCGTACCTGTCACTACCGTACAGGAGTTCCGTACGCAGGCACTTCGCATTGCCGATAAATATCTTGACCAACCAGAAGAGAATCGCAAACCCCTAATGTTTGTGCTTGACTCTCTTGGTATGCTTTCTACCACCAAAGAGATTGAAGACTCTGAGGCAGGTAAAGAGACACGTGATATGACTCGTGCTCAGGTTGTGAAAGCAATCTTCCGAGTCCTTACCTTGAAACTCGGTAAGGCAAACATTCCAATGATCGTTACCAATCACACCTATGATGTTGTCGGTGCTTACGTCCCCACAAAAGAAATGGGTGGCGGTTCTGGTCTTAAGTACGCTGCATCTACTATCATTTACCTCTCCAAGTCTAAGGAGAAAGATGGGAAAGAAGTGGTAGGTAACATCATCAAATGTGAGACCAAGAAGTCTCGCTTTACAAAGGAGAACAGCAAAGTTGCAACACGTCTTTACTATGACGAACGCGGACTTGACCGCTATTACGGACTACTGGAACTGGGTGAACAGTACGGAGTATTCCAGCGCAAGGGGAATCGGGTTGTTGTTGGGGAATCTTCCGTTTATCCTTCTGTTATTCTTGCCGATCCTGAGAAGTATTTCACGCCAGAAGTGAT